GTCCACAACGCTGCACCTGAGTGTGTTGCCTGAGATCAAGCTATGCAAAGTCTCAGTCGCAGCAGAGCCACCTCGCTGGTCCCACTCTGGCGCATCAAGCCCCCAGACACGGATCCGGCGCGACTCCCCACGCAGCGTGAAGGTATCGCCGTCGAGCACCTTGCTGACCCGCGCCTCCATCGTGTTCGACTGCTGCGCTTGCGCATCGGGCGCGCCGATAAATGCCGTCGTTGTGACGACTATCATCAGTAGAAATGCGGCACAGCGCAGCTGACGAGTGAAACGGGGATTGAGAAAAGATCTGATCATTCAGGCAGATGACCCGATTACCTGCCGCTCTGCAAGGCATCCACCGACTGTTTAAACAAGAAAGGAAACCTAACAATGGCACGTGCGCAAGGCGCGCGGGCGCAGATGGCGCTTGCGTATGAGACGGTTTACGGCACCCCGCCGGTCAGTGGGTTCCGGCTGATGCCTTTTGCCAGGGCAACGCTCGGGTCGGAACAGCCGCTCCTGGAATCCGAACTGCTGGGCTATGGCCGCGATCCCTTGGCCCCGATCAAGGACGCCGTCACGGTCGATGGGGAGGTGGTGATCCCGATCGACGTAGAGGCAATTGGGTTCTGGCTGAAAGCTGCCTTCGGGCAGCCCACCACGGCAGGCACCACGCCGAAGACCCATACTTTCCAGTCGGGCAACTGGACCCTGCCCAGCATGGCCGTTGAAGTCGCGATGCCGGAGGTGCCGCGCTTTGCGATGTATTCCGGTTGCGTGCTGGATCAGCTTAGCTGGCAGATGCAGCGGTCGGGCCTGCTGACCGCCACCGCCCGCCTTGTCGCCCAGGGCGAAACCATCGCCGCCACGACGGCCGCAGGGACACCCACGGCGCTGGGCCTGCAGCGCTTCGGTCATTTCAACGGCACGGTAAAGCGCAACGCCACTGTGCTGGGCAATCTGGTCTCGGCTGAGATCACCTATTCCAACAACCTCGACCGGATTGAGACCATCCGCGGCGACGGCCGCATCGATGGGGCTGACCCGACCAAGGCAGCGCTGTCTGGAAGGATCGAAGTGCGTTTTGCCGACAGTACGCTGGTGACCCAGGCGATCGATGGCAGCCCCTGTGAGTTGGAGTTCAACTACAGCCTCGGGGCCAACGCGAGTTTCACCTTCACCGCGCATGCCGTTTACCTGCCGATCCCGCGGATTGAGATCGCCGGGCCGCAAGGGGTGCAGGCCAGCTTTGACTGGCAGGCCGCCAAAGCGACCAGCCCCGCCCGCATGTGCACCGCCGTTCTCGTAAACACCCTCGCAGGATACTGATCATGATCCGACTGAACCTGACCGCCACCCCACAATGGCTGGACCTCGCCCCCGGCCTGCGCCTTCTGGTGGGCCCGCTCACGACCGCCTTGATGGTTTCCGCCAGGGCGGACATGGCCATCGAAAATCTGCCGGAAGCCGCCAGCACCGTGGAACTTGCGCTGGCCATGGCGAAAGCCGTTGCCCGCCGGGCCATTCTGGACTGGGAGGGCGTTGGCGATGAAGATGGAAACGTCATCGCCGTCACTCCCGAAGGCATCGACGCCTTGCTGGAAATCTGGCCAGTCTTTGAAGCTTTCCAGACCGGCTATGTCGCGAAAGGCCTGATCCTGGACGCGGAAAAAAACGTCTCCGCGCCCTCGCCGAGTGGTCCTTCGGCGGGGGCGAGCGGTATTGCGCCGCATGCGCGGGCTCGTGCCCGGACTGCCCCGCAAGACTGAACCGCCCGCACACGCAGGATGGCTGGCAGGTCTGGGATCTGGTCGGCCGTCTTGGCGGGCAGTTGCGCGTGATCCCGGGCGCCGTGCTGGGCTGGGATATGAGCGCTGCCCTGGCACTGGCGAGCGGCTTAGGCATCGACACCCTGATCGCCGCCGAACTGTTGCCCGAGATCGAGGCGGTGATGGTGCGCAAGCTGAACGAACAAATCGGAGAGAACCATGGCTGAGAAGAAAGTCAGCGTCCGCCTTTCTGCGGTCGGCGGACGACAAGTGCGCGCCGAGTTGGATGGCATCGGCGATGCCGGGGCCCGTGGCTTCGGCCGCCTGTCGTCCGAAATGGAAATGGCAAACACCCGGCTTGTCGGTTTTGCCCGCAAGGCCGGAATCGCGCTGGCGGCGGTGACTGCGGCCGCTGCCGCTACCGGTGTGGCCATGATCCGGTCAGGGTTGGACACCATCGGCGAACAGGCCGACATGGCCGCCTCGCTCAAGACCACCGTCGAAAGCTTGCAGGTGCTGACATGGGCAGGGGAGCTGGCCGGTGTCTCGATGGGCGAAATCGAACAGGCCACCAAGAAGCTCACAACCCGGCTCTCAGAAGCGGCAGCGGGATCGGGATCGGCCGTGGGTGCATTGCAGCGGTTGAACCTGACCGCAGCCGAGTTGCAGGCTCTGCCACTGGATCAACGCATCGTCGCCATCCAAGAAGCGCTGGCGCGTTTTGTGCCCGAGGCCGAACGCGCCGCCGTAGCTTCCGATCTCTTCGGCGATCGGGCGGCACTGGCCTTTCTGCGCATCGATCCCGCCACCCTGCGTGAGGCGGCACAAGATGTGCGGGAATTCGGGGTGGCGGTCAGCGACACGGATGCGGCGCAGATCGAACGCACTGGTGATGCAGTTGCGAAACTGGGCCTGATCTGGCTCGGCCTGACCAACCGCCTCACCGCCGCGGTCGCCCCGGCGCTGGAAACGGTGGCGAACGCTCTGGCGGATATGGCGCGCAGCACCGGCCCGATCGGCATCGCGATCACTGCCCTCTTTGACAACCTCGGGCGGCTGACCACCTATGCCGCCACCTTCGCTGCCCTTATGGCCGGTCGCTGGGTCGCGGGGCTTGCTGCCGCAGCACTGTCCGTCCGCGGCCTCGCCACCGGTCTTGTCATCCTGCGTGGCGCCCTGATCCGGACCGGCATCGGCGCGCTGATCGTCGGCGCCGGTGAATTGGTGTTCCAGTTCACCAAGCTTATCTCGGGCGCGGGCGGCTTCGGCAATGCCATGGGCCTGCTGAAGGACGTGGTGGTCGAGGTCTGGGAGCGGATCAAGATGGGTGCCACGGCAGCGGGCGCTGCCGCCACTGCGATGTTCTTCGACATCAAAGCCGATGCGGCCAGCGGCATGCAAAGTGCGATCGAAAGCGTAGTGGGCTTCGGCAATACTGCCGCCAACACCTTTGAGGGCGCATTCGAAGCGATCAAGGCGATCTGGGGCCTGTTGCCTGCCGCGATTGGCGATTTCGCGTTCCAGGCGGCCAACAGCCTTATCGAAGGCGTCGAAAGCATGCTGAACGGCGTGGTCGCCCGGATCAACGGCTTCATCGAAGGGGTCAACTCGGGACTGGAGGCGCTGGGCTCAGAACGCCGGATCACGCTCTTGGGCGATCTGGACCTCGGCGAGATCGAAAACCGCTTCGCCGGGGCGGCAACGCGCGCAGGCACCGCCGCCAAGGATGCGTTTGACCGCGCGTTTGAGGACAACCCCCTCGCAGTGCCGGATTTGGGTCTAAACGATATCGCGCGCGAGGCGCTTACTTCGGCCAATTCCTATCGCACCGCGGCCAGTGATCTGGCGGCCGGGGCGCTGGCCCCGTTGGCCAGTTGGCAGGCGTTGCAGGACGCGGTGGCCGGTGCAGGAACTGAAGGCGAAGCAGCGCTAGAAGGTGCTGCCGATGCCGCCGACCAGTTTGACGAGTCCCTCACGGCGGCCCGTCGGGCAGCAGAAGGCGCTGGCGCAGCGGCGGCCGATGGGGCTGAAGCGGCAAAGACCGGCTGGGCGGCCGCCGTTGCCACGCTCGCCGACTATGCCGCCAAAGCGCGCGACATCGGTGGCGATATCGGCCAGACGCTGGTGGGCGCATTCCAGAACGCGGAGAATGCCGTCGCCGAGTTTGTCAAAACCGGCAAGCTCGACTTCCGCAGCCTCGTCACCTCGATGATCGCCGATCTGGCGAAACTGGCGGCACGGCGGTTCATTCTCGGGCCGATCGCCAATGCGCTGTCCGGCGCGCTGGGCGGCGCGGGCAGCTTGTTTGCGGACATCCTGCATTCTGGCGGCACCGTCGGCATGGCAGGTGGCCGCCGCATGGTGCCAGCCATGGCCTTTGCAATTGCACCGCGCATGCATTCCGGCGGCTGGGCCGGGCTGAAGCCTGACGAGGTGCCCGCGATCCTTCAAAGGGGCGAGCGGGTGCTGTCGCGGCGCGAGGCGGCGGGCTACAGCCAGGGGCA